CAACGATAGCGACCAACAGAGACGCGGCCTCAATAAGCAAAAATTGATCAGTCTCTACAAATGCGTCTAATTTATTGAGGAATTCATATATCATATTATGTTGGGCCGTTTTTGATAGGAACGGCCCGAAACCTATCCTGCTACTTTATAACACACCGGAAGATCTGATCGATAGTATGTCCAACCCTGCAACATATATCGAGGACCGCCTGATACAGACTTAACACCGTTACCTCCTTTGTTACGCTACAGTACCGTTCGTCGCTACTATGACCCAACCATTGGTACTATCTAAAAACAACAACGTTACATATTCGTATGCCGCATCAAGAGTGACTGTGGAATAGCCGGTCTTGGTAGTAGGAGTAATGACCGCCGTTCCAGAACTTGCTCTCGATATGGCAAACACAGTTATTATCTGGCCAGGAACACCATCCGCCAACGTATGGACAGTACCAACGCCCTCGCCTATCGCTTTTGTGACGTACCCATACGTCAAGGGGATCGTAGTAGACCCCGATACCATCGCTGAAACTCCACCTCTCTGAACACCGGCATAGATCGAATCGTAAGGCAATTCTCTGCCCAATAACTGGTACGTATCCGTGTTGCCCCAGTTATTGTAATCTGCGCAGTAGCCGACAGTCGATAAGGCGGTGAGCATCAGGACAGCCATAATGCCTATCCGTAAATATCTGTTCACCTTTTCCTCCTTATGTCCAGGCCGGAGGTTTTACCCTCCGGCCCGAACAGTTAGTTTAGAGCAACTTATCGAGTGTCTTGTCGCCTTCCAGGACGATCCTGGCGTCTATCTTACCGGCCGTCATGTTGTTCGCGAGCGTATACGTCGCAAACAGATAACGGAGGCAACCTTCCGGTATTATCGCCCTGTACACCTTACCCGCGGTAAGGGTAGCAGCCGCGATTGCGCCTGTCTGATACAGCGTGACAAGGCCGGTCGAAAGATCAGATGATGTAGCAGTCTGAAGTTTCAGGTTCAACGTCCCGGCATCACTTGTCGTGAAAGCGGTATCAACAAGAAACTCTACAAACGCGCCAGGAAGGATCGCATCCCCTGCGGCCTTCGTGTCGATGTAATACGTTGAGTCGGCGGAGGCATTGGTAATGACCTGCGCATCGCTCAATACTGCCTGATAGTCTATAAACATCTTGTTTCTCCTTTTTTGCCTACTACACTACGCTGACATTACCGATATACTTACCGGTAATTAGGTCGTGATCCTCGACTCCGCGTTCGTGATCGCGTCGACACGACGGCACGGAACGCCCTGGAAATTGAGCGTCGGCCTGGTGATACCGGACGGACCCTTCATGTCATCAAGTGACAGCCAAAGGTTCGACTTCGATATCAACTTAACGCGCAGCATTGCCCTCACCCTCTGGTTCATGTAGAACACAGGGCGAACGGATCCAACCGGCGGGAACTTGTCGAGCGCCATGCTCATATACTTGAACAGGTTAGCCGACGTATCGGAGGTATCTCCGGCGGTTTCAAGATTGCTTATGTCGATGTTGCAGATACGGACGACAAAACGCCAATCTCTTACCGCGATGCCTACCTTGTGCTGATAGTGACTCCTGAAGGCCTGGTATCTACCGGCTCCAGGGAACGACTGACCGTCATACACAGTCACTTCACCAAGGTCCTTGAAGGCCAGACCGGCCTGGGAACCTTTGGGGAATATGCCATGTATGGTGTTATCCGACCAACCAACGAGCCATATCGACGTGTTGTCAGACCCGGTTCCGCCGGCGTCAATAACGTTCGTCGATGTGGTCGCACCCGACACCGCATAATAGCGCGGCGCCAGACCGGTGAACTGCTCCGGATTGGTGGACACATCTCCGTATATGAGCGCGGTGGCGAGCGCCTGGCCCATACCTTCGATGATCGCCTTATCTTCAGACAGCCTGAAGTCGGCGGTGTTGCCGTTCAGCATAGCGAGGTCCTTATCTATTTCAGAATAGGCCTCCAACATGCCGCACGTTTCGGTGATCTGGTTCGAGGTGCTCTTCACCGGCACAACGCCTCTGTTCAGCAGACGCCAAGTCGGTGTAGGTATGTTCGCCCTGACAGTCGTCTTATGACCGGTAGGGAGGTTACCCTCGATAAACGGAAGATCATCGAGTATTTCGTTGTACTGATTCAGGATCTCTGCTACTTTGGCTATCTTCCCATCCGGGTCGATGCGCCTCGCCCAATCCAATAGCGTGGGCCACGCAGTTGATAATGCAGTTGCCATGATTCTCTCCTTTTACTCTTTGGTGTTACTCTTGCCATACATAACTTCACCATCGGTCCTTTGGTCCGATGCCCTTGACTTACCATCAACGAATTTATCTTCGCTGATCAACTTGCCGATACGGATAAGGTCTGATATGAAATTGAAGTTGTTCGATATCCCGGCATGGTTCAGCAACTCCTGCGTTTCCTTTGAAAGAAAGCGATCCCTTGACCTAGCCGCATACGCAAGTTGTTCCTTCGCATTAGGGCCTAACTTCTCCAAAGTATTCTTTCTTTCTGTTTCCAGGAACGCTTTATAGTTCGCCTCCTGGGCATCCTGAAACGCCTTTGCCTGCGCCTCCGTCTGCGCCTTTACCTGTGGCGCATAAACATCGACCAACTTCTGGACTTGTGCCTGTGATAACCCTAATTCCTTGAAGGCCGGTGTCATCTTATCCAAGAGTGACATATCTGCCTTCATGTCATCAGGCACTTTCACGTCATACTTCTCCGGCAACGACTTTGCCTTTTCAGCCGCATCAGCATCCAATAAGGCCTTACGCTTTATCTGATCTTCTGTCGATAAGGTCTTTTCATCCGCTTTCAGCAACCGATCTCTCTCCGCCTGTGCCTGTTCGTCAATCGCTCCGTCCAATACGGACTTATCGCTTGACGGCCCGGTTACATTCGGATCATCCATCACCGACTTTGGAGCCGGTGATCCTACTGCATCCTGCCCTGGCGCCGGCGTTGGATTTTGCGGCGCTCCGGTTTCATTACTCATCTTTGTCCTCTTTCTTTTCTGACTTCATTTCCGACAGGTATTCGGCCCTCATCTGGCCGAGCGCTGTCGGTGACGCCTCATTTATATCTTGCAATAGGGCCAGGCCGATATCCCTCTGGCCTTCCTTAAAGGCCGTAAGGTTAGCGTCCTTCGGCGTATATGAGGCACGAAATACGCCTGTAAGCCCCCACAACTTCCATATATACCTTCTGCCTTCCGGAATAGATATTATCTTCCGTAGGTCGTTGATTTCACGAGCGTGCCTGCGCTTACGCTTTTCGGCATCTTCTTGTGTTTCCTGATTCTCTATTGCAAAAGGATCTTCAATCATTTACCACCTTACAATACATACACCAGGCAATCCGTTGCAATTGGGATAATCAAGACAAGAACCACCTGCGCCAAATCCCCACTTTTTAAATAAAAAGTATATATTAACCCCTGATGTATAAACCTTACCGCCACGACCAAATCCTAACGGACTGTCTCCTCCGTATTTCCAATAAGTGGTTTCTCCGTCTATGTTAATATCTCCACCGGTCGCCAAGCCTCCCACACCTGCTCCCATTGCGCCTGACGCTATCACCAAACCACCAAAAGCGGTCGGAAGACCCGGTGTGGCAGGATTATTTCCAGATTGATTACCTCCGGCACCAATCGTCACCATCACATCCCCGGAGACTGTTACTATCTTGCGAACATACGCTCCACCGCCACCTCCGGTATAATTCCCTGCGGAATCCCCTCCTCCGCCTCCCCCAACGCATTCCACGTCAACAGTCGTGACCCCACCAGGCCTTGTCCACATCGCAGAAGAAGTAAATATCTGCATATTCGGAGTAGTAGAAACTCCTGCCCACGAACAGGTGCCTGCGCCATCGGTCCTTATCACTTGCCCCGCCGAACCATCCGATGTCGGCAACTTATATCTTGCGCTGATTATAGCCTCGCCATGTCGCATAATTATCTGCCTTTCTTCTTCTTGCCCTTACCGCAAGGCATAGAGGCCTCCTTTAGTTATATATCTGGACTACGTCCGTCACGGCCGGAAGAGTAACCGACAATTCGTCAAACACTACGCCGTTATCTCCAAAGTATATGTAGCACCTGTCGGCAGCGGACGCCGCCTCCGCTTTCATATACCAGTACGATCCGCTTGTCGCTCCGGACCTGAACGCCGCGACGTTATTCGCCGTAGTAGCGGTATACGCTATAACCCTTACGCGGATCCTGCCTGCCGCTATCCTGGTTTCAGACGTTCCACCGGTAACGGAATATCCGTATTCGGTTTCAGTAACTGTCGCTGCCGCGGCCCACGCCTCAACAGACGATAACAATAATCCAACCGCCAATACTAATGCAAATAACCTCTTCATCTCCGTCTCCTTATTTTTTTCCGCTTGCTACGTTCAGTAACGCATCAAGGGCCGATCCCTGATTCATAGGCGTAGTACCGGCGTCCTTTACGGCACTCCCGGCTTTTGCGGCCGCCTCTGCCATTTGTTGAGAGGCGGCAAGATTCTGCGCTTTCTCATTTGCATCCGCCCTCTGCTTGCGCTTTGCGACCATCGCCTGCTCATCGTTTATCGCTTTAGCCGGAACGCCCATCATTTCGGCCTTCTCTTCGTTAAGGCCGTCATAATTTATGATGTCGATACATTCCGGATTGATCTGAACGCTCTGCTCTACGCTCATGCGCCACTGGTCAAGACCCTCTATTCCGGCCATCTTCTGCGCTTGCGCCAGAACAGAGATATACTTGAACTTCAACTCCATCCCCTCGATCTCCTGCGGAGGAATAGGTAATAGGCCGTTACGCTCCATTATCATAAGCGTCCGGTCATTCAAAGGATTCAGTAATTCGCCTTCCGTCTTTTCCAGGACAGGCCCCAATACTTGAACGGCCTCCGCCTTCTTCTGCATTATTTCATAAGCCGTAATGTTTCTACCTGTCCTTTCCGCGTCAGCAAGCATAAGGAACAGATCGACAAAGAATTTCTTTTGTATCTCCTGCTGTGTCCGTAATATTTTTTGATCCATCGCCGCAAGGTCAGGATTGATTTCATAAGCCGGTTTCACTCCCGCGTTTGGAAGTAAAGCAGAGAACCTGGTAACGCCGTCAGCAGCCATGTTGATTTCACCCTGAACGGAGGCGTCAACTTGTACAGGCGGCCGGATCACCTTTGACAACGCAATAAGATAATCCTTCTGCATCTTCTGTAGCATCTTACTATGGCCGAGCGCCTTCCACCCAGGCCCTCTACCATACGCATCGGCGGTTGTGGTCGTTGACCATCGAGGCCCAAGTATGGGAAACTCGTTGTAACCGCCGATACGCAGGTATTTATCCATCATCGCGCCATCTTCCCAATAGACGCAACGATAAGGCATGTTCTTGTAATCTTCGTAATCTGTCAGACGATTATCATTTGATTCGACAAGGTGATTGACTATGCGCCACTGATCCGGCGTTCCGTTGCGAAATGCCTGGAGGACTTGAGGCGTTACGTTATCTTCGCCAAACTCATCGATCATCTGCCCTACCGTCATCCAGAACCTGCGATAAAACGCATTCACCCGGCCGTCCGGTCCGGTGCCGAAATAGTATTCGCCTATCGTATAAACGCGCATCCGGACAACAGTATTGAAATCTTCCTGTAAGAATGAACAGGCCGTCCCGAACGAGGCCAACTCTTCGTACATCGTGTAAAGCGCGCCGTATACGTTTGAATCGGCATATATGCGCAATAGGCGCTTTGTCACTTCATCAAGCCATGCCCTTACCGGCGCATACTTCATGAGATCGGTATCTTCCAACTCCAATTTAAGCCAGGGCCTGGACGGCGATGTGAGGCCAGATAACATACCGGCCGCAAGCGTTGCCGCCGACTCTTCCGGACAAGAATCTATCATCTTCTGGTGATCTATCTTCTTGCCGACATTCGGCCTTGTTTCATAAAAGAATCCGCGAGTAGGCGATATGTAATCAGACAGATCGCGCCAGGCCGGATACCACAACATGCCTTCTGTCTTTAACGCCTGACTTCTCTTTACAAAAAACCATCTGTCCATTCCGGTATTTTCGTAATGTCCTTTCGGAACAGGAGTCGATACCGGAACTTGTCCTTGCATAGTATTAATTGCCATCTTTACGCTCCAATTCCTGGACACCGTAGTTAGCAGGTCCTATGTGATAACACTCTTTTGATAAATCATGATCGCAGTATATCTTAAAACCTTTGTGCCTGGCCGCCTCGCAGAAGTTATAATCTTCTCCTGTCCATCGCGGCGTCTTAAACAGACCCTTCTCAAACTTGTATTCAAAATACGGCTGACGCAACTTGTCAAATACTTTCATGCTGACAAGCATGATCCCGGTGCCGATCCGGCTGACCTCTTCCAGACCTGCACCCGGCTTTGTCAACCTCTGCCCTTTGAGGTCCTCACAATTCGATCTTACAGGCGGCCGCTTGGTAACGCTGTGAACCGCCACAATGTCTTTATCATGCCCAACCAGGCGCGTGATCATATCCTTTGGAAATATGTGATCACTATCTACCATCAAAAGATGATCTGCTCCGGTATTGCGCGCCTCTTCAACAAGCGAACATCGCGCCTGGTGGACAAGCGAACCCTTCTTTGTGATTATCGCCCGGATCTCCACGCCCTGCTGTAAAGTATATATACATGCCGCATTAAGCGACATAGCAAAGTCGGTATATACCATATCACCGCAAGGCAATCCGATCGTTATCTTCATGAACCTATCGTTTTCTTCCCTGTCCCGGTAAGGTCAGAACCCTGTCCGGTAAGACCTTGAGGCGATGTCTTTATCGTAGACGCCGCGCCAAACTTCAACGCATTAACACGATTACGCCTCTGTTCCGCAGTCTGTTGTGGCGCTACTTCTGACGGAATCGGTGTCGGCGCCGGCGGTGGTAATGACGGCGGCGGCGGAGGCGGTGGTGGTGCCGGTGGTTTAGATCCGCACATATTAGAATCTCCTTTTTGTTATGTTCTTTATCAAGTAAGTGCCGTCTTTACTTGCGGCATATTCCTTGAATCCGAACTTTACTGCATAATCATACATATATCCGCGTGTCCTGTCGATAAAGGCCCACATCTGCTTAAATCCGTATTCCATTATTTGTTGTTCTACGGATAGTAAGAATATGACGCCGCGCCTCGTCTTTTGAACTTCCGGTAGGCCAAATATATGCTCCAGGCGCGGAATCGTCTGGCCGTCGGTAAATAAAACCTTCTTAAACGCTATTACAGCGACGATCTTCTCGTCGATGACCCATGTATATACCAGATCACAAGCACGATCATATTCTTCGTTGATGCCGCAAGTCTTGGCCAGAGCCTCTATTTCCAGGAGAACGTCTCCGGGCATTATTTCGTGATAGCATTTGATATTAAGATTACTCATGCAAATACGTCTTCCGTTGTCTTGGCGAACTCTAACTTCTTACCCATGTTACGACCAAATGCGTCTACCTTGACGCGCACCGGCATTGCGAACGTCAGCGCCAGGGCCGAACCGATATCCGGTGACTTACCGAGACGCTCTTTAATCTTGTCATTGGCCTCTAACTTCATACGATTGGCGGCGTCATAAGAATAAGTAGGAACAACAATGTCGGCCACTACCTCCGGCATATCCGGTATGGCACCGCCGTCAATCATCCATTGTTTCAATAGATCCCACATTTCAGAACGCTTGTCATGGTATGCGCCAGGCGCAAGCGGAGTGCCGCCAAAGTTTACTTCAAATATGTTCTCATATCCCAACTGGCGCAAGCGATCTATAACGCCCTCGCCGCGCCCGGCGTCTATAAATATGGCGTCCGGATTCCATTCTACGATCTCATTGACAACTTTGGCCACAAGCGTCATGTTGTCTATCTTGGTGAATACTTTAGGCGTAAACGCCTGGAGGCCCTGGCGCCGTATGATTACGGCCCTGTCATCGCCGAACCGGGCCGGATCTACCCCGAGGATACGCGGCGCCCCGAATACATCGCCTTCCGTATATTTTTTATGGCGTGACGTAGTAGCGAGATCGATAGTGATAAGGACGTTGTCGGCGGCCGCACTAAAATCGCACAGCAACTCTTGCCGGTAAGTAGCATCAGACAATACGTCCCGGAGTTGTTGTAATTCTGCCTCCGGAATAATACTGGTTTCGTCGGCGCGGTAGATCCCGGCCCACCATGTCGCATCACCTTCCGCGACTTTCTTCTGCGCTGTTTGCCATATTTCATAAAACTGATTCTGCCCTTTCGGTGTCCCGATCCATAACGCCCACCCGGAACGATCTGTCAGCGTGGGCCGGATAACCTCGCCAAATAACTCCGGCCTCATTTGAGCGTATTCATCGAGGATTACGCCATCGAGATATGTTCCCTTTAACGCATCCGGGTTATCGCCGCCGAATAAGAATATCTTTGCGCCGTTAGGCAATGCAACTGATAATTCAGATTCATTGACCTTTACGCCAGGGATAGGCATTGTGTAATGCTTTAGATAATTCCAGGCAATCAACTTGGCCTGTTTCAAGAACGGAGCGATATAGGCATAGCGCGGATCCCGGAGTGTATTCTGCGCCGCCATTTTAATCATGTGGTTTAATGATAGAACAGTCTTGCCGAGGCGCCTATGCGCCACCAGGACAGCAAAGCGGCATTTTTCAATAGCCGGATGAATTATGTCTTGAGGGTAACGCGGTTTATAGGGTATGGTTACGATAGGCAATTTATGATTCCCATTTAATAATCACCGGGCCATTGTCAGCGCCGGTGATCTCATGTTTCTCTGCCGGTTTCCCGGCGATCCGGTTCATAATGTATTCACATGCCTTCTGATCACCTTCAAGCGCATTGTATATTGTCCGGAGTGCAACAGCAACACCTATCTTGCCTTTGACATTTTTCTTTGTGGTAGGATCTTCGTAAGCAATCTTCTTATCAAGTAGTTTTTCCAACTCTTTAGCCGGATCGCAATATCCCTTCTTCTTGCCTGATGTCTTTGGCTTTGGATTCCCCGGCTTAAATTGCGTATCAGTATTGGGAAAAGGCACCGCTATCTCACCGCTATCTTATTAAAATGAGTCTGGACCGCCCGACCCATAGACGTAAAATGCGTCTGCCTCGATCCGGTTTCTCCCGGATGCGGCCGACGCACGTATTTCGGATACTTACAAGAATTGGCCTTTGCATGCCGACATTCAGATTCTATCAAGAAATTAATATAGGTCTTTTTTCCTGATACCTGCCGGACGCAAGAGGCCGCAGAACAATCGAACATGTATGCCCTTATATTATAGCCGTTCCGAGGATTGACAGGGCCTTAACGGCCAACGCTCCCTGCAAAGGCAAACTCCATGTCTACCTCCACCTAATAGTATATCATATGAAATTCTCCTCATAGAGATAATTATGAATTTTCTTCAAATTCTCCGTCGATGTCTTACCTTTGCGCCAGGACTTGACAGCATACTTAAATATCTCTGCCGCAAGAACATCGTACGCTTTGTGAATATCTTCATCTGTTCCCATAAAAACCGACTTATTCCAACGCTTTTTACTCCCTTTCGCCACAAGGAACGCCCTCCACCGGTTGACCATCTATGGGTTCCTGTGTAGGATCGCATGACGCATCGATACCGGATATGCCTACCGCGTAAGCACTGTCAATATTTGATCTCATGAAAAGGCACGCCAGGATAACAAGCGCTAAACAAACGTTTCTTAATAATGTAAACATCGGTCACCATCCCTTTCGTCTCGTGGACGGATACGGCTCCGTCTTTGCCTGTCACCACAAAATCGGCATAGTAATTTGTGATGTGTATGCCGTTCACATCCATAGAATATTTGACCTGCGTCCGGATCTCCAGGACCTCACCCTGGCGCTTTAACCTGTGCAGATCGTTACAATACCCGGCCTCAAAGCGACTATGGTGCATATGCCCGGCCTGGCATGTGCATGTGGTGCTGTTATATTTTGATCTTCGCTTTGGATACCAATTCATATTATCCTTTCATAAAATACACGCTTAAATTTATCAGGAACGCTCCAAACCAATAAAGCGCCCTTAAATAGTTACCCTCAAACATAGCAAATATGCTAACGCATATATTAACGCATGATAAAAATAATATCAGTTTTCCGCTCATTTAATACTCGTATAATGTTGGCTCCGGCGGTCCTTTATGGATTTTATATTCTTCCATATTCCAGGCCATTACTTGCTCCGGAGTATCCCATAATTTCTCAAGACCCCTTTCTTCTCTGGCCTTGATCATTCGTGCATATGCATTTAGATATGCTTTCTTATAATGCGGCCACCGGATAAATTCCATCTTGCGCTTTTTAGCCGATGACATTGGACAACCAATACAGCCGATTCGGGTAAATCCCTGATCGTATAATTCGCAATACGGAATATTATAATGCCTGATATATTTCCATATCTCCGAATCCTTCCAATCTATGATTGGATGCAAAAAATTCTTTTGCCCATCTTTAAGACATATGTCTACCATCTTCCGTCCGCGCCGCTTTACGCTTTCGGCCCATCTTACTCCTGTAAGAATAAATCTTCCCTTATCAGCATGTCCTGTTTCCTCTTTTAATTCCCTACAGCAATACCGAATCATTCGCGTAGGCGGTATCCCATGCTTTTCAATAAGTTTCCACATGTTGGTAACCGGCTTATGCCAAATAACATCAGGATAATTTTTTTTGATAAACATAAGTAACTCTTTTGGATCTACGCTTGTCATTTTAAAATGCGCCTCAAATTTTACACCGGATCGCTTTGCGATATCATACAAAACGATGCTATCCTTTCCACCGCTGAATGCCAACCAATACCCTTCCGGCGGCTCATAATGACGTAGGCGATCCATAGATGTTTTTTCTTTGTCAACAAAATCGAATAACGTTCTTTCTGTGATTATGTTGCTCATTTACACAACCTCCTGTATAGCGCCGGTCTTGACCATATGCGAGCAAATCGGCGATATTCACGTGAATATTTTATTGAATTATCCCGGTCAATATATAACTGCGCAAATGGTAGCACTCCGGCCGCATATACTGCCCGGAGCCGCGCCTCATCGTCCGCGATATCTTTGCCTATCAAAACGTAACAGTAAAGATGCTCTCTGGTAAATCCTACTTTATTCAGTTTCGATATCGCTATACGCAACGGCTCAATATCTTTATTAGAATCGCATGCCATCCATATCTCTTTAACTGATAGCAACCTCATATCCGCCGCAATCTTATCTGTCATAAGATATTTATCTATTCCACCGCGAAACTCTATAGATTTCTGTTTTTTCAGCATATCCCATACCCTGGCCCGGTGACCCCATCCGCAGGCCAATAGGTTATTGTCCTGGACGATATTCCCATCCGGGAATGAATCCAACTCCACCAGGCCGCGCCGGACCATACAAAATGAACATGCCTTTATGCATCCGCGCGACGTTATTGTAATGCCCGGCCGCAAATAGCGCCCTGGAATCATCGGCTCCGCACTTTCGCCGTCTATGGCCGGGCCGCCGATCCGGACGCTCCCATACCGGCGCCATTCCAGAGCCAGGCGCTCTGCCTTTGGCTTATCCCATGTGAACACGACACTTATATGAACCTCGTCATACTGCGGCGTAAAAAGATCCGGCGGACCATAATAGGCATCCGGATCGATAGGAGTCATGCTCGTCTTACTTGGAAATACTCGCGCTATTCTCATAAAACCTTTTTAAATTTATGTATCTCTATGTGCCATTTATTTAGATTTGTTTTACCGGTATATAATTCATCGGTGCGCATGTGGCGCTTATAAAATCCCCTGTTGGACGCCTTATCTTTCCAATACTGATTTAAAAAATCATACATCCGGATCCACCACCACCCTTTAAGATGCGACCAATCTCCGCCATATTTTGCGAGAAGAAAAATATACTGCGGTATGTCTTGGTGTTTATTGTAAAATTCTGTATACTGTAGAATCTTGCCAATATCAAATACTATTGGGTATTCATAATCCGGAAGATTTTTAATATGCCAAGATCGGTCGGGTATCTTTTCCGGACCCTTAACTTCATACAAAACGTTCTTGTTTTTACGCCCAAAATCAAGTCCAGTTTGTCCGTATGGCTTATCTATCAATTCAATCCCTTTGCCTAACATAAACTCTTTAAACATATCTTCTGTTTTATCGCCTATCTGAACATAGTTTAGAGATGGAGGCGAGGATTTCTTGTTTCAAGAGGTCTGTTTCATTATAGTCGCTTATCAAAACCTTTTGGCATAATATATCTATTTCATCTCGTATCGTCGTTGGCATTTAATCCCTCCCCATATTGTTAATACCAACAAAATGGTCTACTTCTCTATCCACCTTGCGATATCTTCGATGGCTTGGTTGTAGCCAGAACACAATGTCGGGTTGCCCTCAAAGTCGTTCTCTGCCCAAGAATTTTTCTTCTTCCGCTCCCTTATCGCTTGTGCGAGTTTAGAGATGGCGGAGATTTCGATATAATCCATCCTTATCCCATTTGAAAAGTTGGCACATATGTTTCTAATAATCTCTCTCACCGTCTCCTGTGGCATATTAGTCCTACCTCCCCATAATATTGTCTATTGCATTGATTATTTTAATCGCAATATCGTCTTGGTCATTCGGCAATGCACCACTATCGTGAAGTTCCCATAGTTTTTTGTAGAAATCCTCTACCAATTTCCAATCACTTACTCCGTCCTCATTAAACTTCATTTGTCACCTCCATCTCTGTCCTCCTTTATTACTATGTTTACTCCCCTATTACCACCTTTGTTAGTGAGTGGGCGGGCAGGATTTGAACCTGCTTTGATATTTGCTTGGGCTGTCTTTCCGACATTTAATTTATCAGTAGAAATAATCTACCGATAACACCATATTCACTCAATATCTATTCCAGCGTTTTCGCCAGAACGCCACCGCCCACTCGTTTATTCCAATTCCTCTAACGCTTTACGTTCCCACCAGTCACTATGAGCCTTGAATCCGCAGCCAGCACATTCGATTATATCACCGTGTTGTATCCACGGCTTGACAGACGGGTTACAGTTCTTACAAGGACATTGCTGCGGATAATTACACTTTGGGCAGTTCATTATTTTTCACCTTCTTCATTAACAAATACACACTCTCTATTTCAAGGTCAGTTGGTGCGGTCTTTATCCGCTCATCCCCCCATATCCACCCATAAACCTTTCCGACACGATTATACATAGGATTACCCTCTATGGCGCAAGAGGCGAGGGCTCCCATCATCACAAAGTCAATCTTGTGATATGAGTTTTCGATGTAGCGTAACATCTTATTTCGGGTTTGTTTGTTCATATGTTTTAGTGAGTGGCTCGGTGGTTGGCAGGGCTTTCGTCCCTTCTTCCACTACTGGATTTGGTGAGGTAGCACCCTCATAATTGTTACGCTATTTTCCCATACCATATATGTCGACCAAGACACGAGCCACCTTTGTTAGTTGAGTGGGCGAGATGGTCTTTGCCATTTAGCCCTCCCATCTCTTCATCGCATTACTCTCCAAGCGACGTCAAGTTTCGCGCATAACCATTTAAGTAAGCACCATAAATTACAAAAAGTATAAACCTCTCTTTCCGAATGCGCGCCCATTGGCACCACTTTTTGTATTGCCTCAGCCGTTAAAATAATATTATCCGTTTCTTTTAAGCATAACTGACAACGCATACTATCCCTCCTTTTTTATAATATCTCCCTTAAATCCTTCTGTGGAATTTCATAAAAGTATCCATGATCTCCGTTCT